GCTTTTTGAAAAAGTAAATCTCCACTAGTGTTTAGTGCGCCAGAAACATTTGATATCAATCCAGAAGTTCTAGACATAATATCACCACTATACCCTGTCATTGAGTCAGGCCCACCAGCAGTCAAAGGAACATACCCAGAAGGATTAGCTACGGTATAAAAGCCAGACGGGACGGTGTCTGAGCCAGAAAGTTTCTTTAGGAATAGCTCTGTAAAGCTAGTCTCATCTATCTGTCCACTTTTTATTTTACTAGGCATAAAAGCTTATTCGACTTTATTTACACTTAAAAAAGCATAATAGGCTCGAAAGTTTCTTTATTAGTATTGATTTCGGCCTTAGTTATGTCGTTATAAAGCTTAATGCCCCAATTCGCCAACATTAATGATGAATAGTTATCTTTTCTGGCTTTGTTAACTGAAGTGGACCTTTTTAGATGCTGAGGCAAATCAAAGTTCTGAGAGCCTCTTGCCGTAGATTTATGCTCAACTAAGCTACATTGCTTTTTAGTTTGGTAAATCATATCATCCTGATGCTCAATAAAATCAAGCATAGACCACTCTTTGCGGTCATCAATAAAAATGAGTTTCTTAGGATGTGGCAACCTTATAGAGCTAGTCCTGTTGAAAAAAGATTCGTTAGAGGCTGTTCTGGAAGCAAACCAAATCTTCTTATAATCTATGCAAGCTTGAAGATGCTCGTTAGCCCTACGAATAAAATTACTAGTAAATACTTGATTAAAACAAATTTGATAATTTTCTTGATTATATTTTTGCTTAGCTTGCCTTAAAGTTTTTTGATATTCTATACCTTCTGCGTCTGAGTTTAAAGGTATAGTTTTTAAATTTATTCTAGCGTCTTTAAAAAATTGAGATTCATTACAGCTATCTAGATACGTATCAGAACCAGCATTATCAAGACATATAAATACAATGTTAAAAGCCTGAAGAATATAGGCTAAATATTTTACATGTTTATTTAAGCTCCCGAGGCCAGCATAAGTATGTACTAAAGTTCCCTGTCCTGTATCATCATCTATCTCCATGACGGACATAGCAAAATAGTCAGCAGTAGGACTGTCGCTCATATTAGGGTCAATACCCATTACGTAGCGCTTTCCACTTCTTCCGACCATTAAAGTACAAGGCTCCTCATCTCCCTTGAGGGTACACATCTCCATCTTTTTAGCACTGAAATAACTATCGCTACCGTCCGTGAACTGAGCGCAATATTCTCGCTGAAAAGAAAAGTGAGAAGATCCTCCTTCTTGAGCCTCCTCAATAATAGTTCTATCTATCATCTCTTCTGGCAAGGCCTCATAACCCATTTGAGACACAAAGTATTTAGCGTCTCCTACTTCTTCATCTGACTGAATTTTATTTACCCACTCTTGATAAGTCTTATATAAATTCTCAAAAGTATAACTAGCTGAAGATAGGGCTATCATCTTAGATTTATTTTCAAACTTAGTTCTTTCTTCTTCTTTTATAACTCCCTCTGCAACTAGCTTATCTTCTATTTCTTTTATCTCCATTCTACGCTTCATGTCTTGAGGCGCAACAAGGAATGGCATCAACACATTTTTGATTATGTCTTCAGGTAGCAGCAGGTACTCATCAAGAACAAGTATGTTAGCACGAAAACCACGAATCTTTTCACCACTTAAAGGGATAGCGGTTATGGTGCCTCCGTTTATCTTCCATTCGTATTGGTCATTTCTTTTAGCTTTAGCGCCAAAAGCCTGAGCTAGAAGAGTAGCCTCTTTAGTCTCTACTATCTTTTCTATGTTATTAAAAATAAACCTAGCTGTACGAAAAGTCGGACCAGCTATAAGTATCTTTGTATTAGGCTCGAATATGCACTGCAAAAAACAATATACTGAAGCTATGAAGGACTTACCACAGCCACGGCCCCAAACACACATACTAAAGTTCCTATTAAACATACCCCTAAGAGTTATCTCTTGAAACGGCGCTAGTTTTATTCCGGTAAGTAAGTATGTAGTGAAGAATAAGTTGTTTCTGAGAAATTCAGCAAGCGTACTGCGAGCTTGTTTTTCTTCAAGGAAGCCTTCTATCTTTGCTAGTCTAGCATTGACGTCCTCGACTTCTCTTTCGTATTTTTCAGGACTTGACCACATTACAATAAGTTAAGATCATAAGCTAACTGTAAATCTAGATCTTTATAATCATTACCACAGAAAAAAAGTTTTCTAGTTAGTCTAGTCGCCTCTGTTCTACCTTTAGCAAATAGAAATTGTACATTGTCATGCTTCTGTATAATATCTCTCACGTTTCTCATGACATACTCTGGAGTGACCTGAACTTTCTTAGTAATGTATTTTAAGTAATTAAACTTCATCATGTTATCTAAAGAATTTTCTACGACTACGACAACATAAGCGCCTTGCTCTTCTGCTCTTTCTAACTCCCTAGAAAACCTATCGCAACCACCAGTAAACGTGCCTATAAAATCTTTAGTCTCTTTTCTTTCTACATAACATTTATTACCTTCTTTGTCAAGCCAGTAATCTGCAAATTTTAAACCTTCTCTCCTAGTTCCGTAATTGATATTTAGAGGCTTCTGTTCTCTCGTATCAACTACAATCTCATAACCTTCTTCTATATTCTCTTCTATCTTATTTTTAGGAAGCTTGTCGAATCTTTTTAGCAACCCAAGATCCCAACACAGATCATAATAATTACCAAAAAGTTTTTGATAGTAAAATATAGGCGGCATCATTGACGAACGAAGTTCCACTTGAGTAGGAGAATATTTAATTTTCCTTCTCATCATTCTATCTTTAATAACTTGTACGCAAAACTTCCTAGCGTCTTCTTGAGATGCAGACTCTAAATACTTTTTCATATTAGGTCTAGAATTAAAATAGTTAGCAAAATAATGAGCTTTGTTTTTGAATTTAATTAAATCCCCAGTTAATAAATCTCTTCTTGGGTAATACTTTTGATAGTATTCAGCCATACGCATTTTATGTTTACGAAGATGCATATGTAACTCCTTCTCTGTCTCAAACTTTTCTCCATCTATTTTACAGACGTGTTCTACTTTTATACATTCGCTAAGTGGTTTATCCATTTATCGCCTCCTCTTCTGAAAGACCAAATATTCTAGCTTTTATATCATCTATGGTAGATAGTTTATCTACTTCATCTTTAATAGCTTTCTTTCTAAGCTCTGCCATTTTAATAAGTTCTTTACGACTCTCTTCCTCTTTCCAAGTCTCTACTAAATTAAGTATGCTAGCATTCTCCTGAACTTGCTTACTTAGCCTGTCGCTTCTCTTTTGCTTTAGGTCGCTAAGTAACTTATGCTGTCTATTAACACAGGAGTTGTACTCATTCTGAGCTGTGCTTATAGCCTCGACTAAACTCATAGATATTCTTCTACCTTCATTGTCATTTGCTGTATCGTCGAGTAATCTTTGTAATCTTCCGACTCTTCTTTGAATATTAGAAGCTATAACTACTTCCCCAGACAAAACTATATACTGATCAACTTCTTCTTGTGTTAAGTCTGCCTTGTCATGTGTGTATCTGACAAAAGAAGATTCAAATAACTCTCTTTCTGTTTCGTGTTCGTAGTTACTTATTTGATGAACGAATCTAAAAGTATGAAGATAACCCATCAACTTTTCTAAATTCTTTTTCTGTCTAGGAGTGATTTTGTCTTTATCTATGCCGCTGTCATGAATAAACTTATTCACTCTACTTAAAACTCTGTCAGGATGTTTGGGTGGTTTATATTCAAACCTTTCTTGGTCTTCTTCAGGGGCTTCAAAGTCTTCTCCTTCAAGACTTTTACAGTATTCTGTGACCATTCTAGTCTCCGCGCTTAAGCTAGTCAAAGTCTCATCTCCAAAAATTATACGAGACATTTCAACATACTTCATCGTGCCTCTGTGGTTTCTTATAAACTCTTTTTGTTCATCTGAAAGCTCTGGCTTATCTACCTTTTGGTATTCACTAGCTGGTATCGCGTTGAAGTCTATTTCAGATAAATATGCTTTGACAGCACGGCCCTCTTTGCTCCTGCCGTCTTTTCCTGTAAACCCAGCGACATCTTGTATAAGATGCATTAAAGATATATCTACATCTTCCCCTGCTAGAAACCTGTCCCTAACAGAAGTGAGTGCAAATTTTTGTTCGTTGCTTAAACTCATATCCAATCTAAATCGTTCTTACTTAAAATCTTTTTAGCCTTAATTAAAATAGCTTTTTGAATATTTTTTATTTGTTTGTAT